TTTAAAATGCCTGCTATTATATCCGAACAGTTTAGAATTCTAAATGCCGAGACTTTTGTGAAGAGTTTTGTCGGAGTCGGATCTACTGTAAACAAATATTATGCGTTCATGGGATTGCCAAATTCTACTGAACCAGCGGCAGGCGGTACTGCCACATGGGCCACAAACACCCCTGCACCTTTAGATGGATTCGAGGAGGAATACTCCATAAAAGAGTCTATTATTGCGATGAAGAAGGTTACGGACAAAGATGTTCGTAGACTTTGTAGAAAGGTAAAGTGGGTAGCTGGAACAACTTACGAGATGTACAGGCATGACTATAATATTTACAATCTAACACCTATTACTTCACAGGGTAGTTTGTACGAAGCAAATTACTACATAGTGAATGAAGACTTGAAAGTTTACGTTTGTCTACAAAATGGATCAGACCCAGAGAACCCAAAGGGTAGGCCTTCATATGACCAACCCACATTTGTTGACCTTGAGCCAAGGGCAGCTGGCACTAGTGGCGATGGTTATGTTTGGAAATATCTTTATACGATTAAACCATCCGAGATCGTTAAATTTGACTCTATTGAATACATACCAGTGCCCGAAAACTGGGGAAAGGAAGGCGAGACTATTGCAACAAAGGCTAACGCTATAGATGGAAAGATCGAAGTTATTGTTGTCAATGATAGAGGGTCTAACTATCAACCAATCAGTACGTCTTTTGCCAATGTTCCGATTCTCGGAGATGGGTCAGGAGGAAAGGCTACGATTACGATTGATTCTTTCGGAAAGGTATCTGAGGTATTTGTTACTGACGGAGGAGAAGGATATACCCACGGATCTATACAATTCTTTCCAGGCGCTCCTGGCTCTGAGTCTGGCGGTGTTCTTGCTAACCTTACCAACACAGGAATAGGAACGACATCTATCGCTGGTTTCAGTGTCATAATTCCACCTAAAGGAGGACATGGACATGATGTTTATAGAGAGTTAGGAGCATATAGAGCATTATTATATTCTAGATTTGAAACATTAGAGACTAACCCTGATATTATTGAAGGCAACGATTTTGCTAGGGTTGGACTTATAAAAAATCCCACTGTGTTTGGTAGTAGTACAGAATTACTAGACACTGCAATGGTGAGTGGTCTAAAAGCAATTAAACTTGCTGGTGTAACAACAGCGACAACCTATGCTGTTGACTCTCAGATCACTCAGACAGTTGGTGTTGGATCAACTGCTATAGGATATGTTGCATCATGGGACAAAATTACTGGAGTATTGAAATATTATCAACCAATGGGTGCCGCATCAAGTGCTACTGGTTATAAGATAATTCCATTTACATCTAATCCTGATCCAGGCTTCGGAGTTACGATTATTGGGTCATCTGTAGTAGGGTCAATGTTATCTATTGATACTTCCTACAACGGTGTCAGTACCTCAATAAATAATAAGACATATCAACTTGGTATGAGTTTCAGTGCTGGTATATCATCAGCAGAATTTAATACTAAGTCAGGTGAAATAATCTATATTGATAATAGGACTGCGATCCCCAGATCAGCAAGTCAAAAAGAAGACATCAAAATAGTGCTGGAGTTTTAAAAGCAAATGCCACAGAATACCAACTTAAATTCATCTCCGTACTTTGATGATTTTGAAGAACTAAAAAATTATCAGAGAGTACTATTCAAACCAGGCTTACCCATACAGTCTAGGGAACTTACTACACTTCAATCTATCCTACAAAATCAGATTGAAAAGTTTGGTAAGCATTTCTTTAAAGAGGGTTCTGTTGTAATTCCTGGCCAGATTGCTTATGATTCAGATTACACTGCTGTACAAATTGATGATACACACTTAGGTATTCCTGTATCTCTTTACTTGCAGAATCTGATAGGAAAGAAGATTAAAGGTGAAACTAGTGGTGTTACTGCTAAGGTAGAAAATTTTATTACAAACAGAGAGTCTGCTAAAGGTGCATATACTCTATACATCAAGTATCAAAGTTCTAGTGATACTGATTTCTCCAGAGTAATCTTTGCAGATGGTGAAAATTTACTCTTAGAAGAAGATTTAAACTATTCTCTCTCTAGTATCAGATCTGGTGCTAGTTTTGCAACAACAATTATATCTAATTCAACAGCTACTGGTGCAGCTGCAAAGATTGCTCAAGGTGTTTATTTCATCAGAGGATTTTTTGTAACTGTTGCTGACTCTACAGTTATCCTAGATCAGTATAGTAACTCACCTTCATATAGAGTTGGATTGTTAGTCAAAGAAGAGTTAGTCACTGCTTCTGCATCTGACAACGATCTATATGATAATGCAAGAGGATTCTCAAACTTTGCAGCGCCTGGTGCTGATAGATTCAAATTATCTACAACTTTAATCAAGAAGTCTCTTACAGATTTGAATGATGAGAACTTTGTAGAATTGATGAGAATTCAAAATGGTGAATTACAAAAGTTCGTTAAAGAATCAAATTACAACTTAATCCGTGATGAGTTGGCTAAGAGAACATTTGATGAATCAGGACACTACTATGTAAATCCATTTTCTATCTCAACTAAAGAATGTTTGAACAACAGAGTTGGTAATGATGGTGCTTTTTATTCAAATCAATTAACTCAACAGGGTAACGTTCCTACAGATGATTTGATGACCTTGAACATAGGGCCAGGAAAGGCATATGTGAAAGGATATGAAGTAGAAACAATTAGTACTACATCTCTAGATGTAGAAAAACCAAGAACCACTGATAGAGTTTTCAATGAATCTATACCGTTTAGTCTTGGAAGACAAATAGAACTCAATCATGTTAGCGGTTCACCCCCTATTGGAATAGGCACAGACTCATATGTAAACCTCTTCAACAAAAGAACCGTAACTGTTGGTGAAGGTAACGGTGAACAGATTGGTGTCGCTAGATTATATGATATCAAGGTAAAGAATGTTGGATATGCTAATTCAGCAACAGTCTTTGAATCATCTCTCTATGACATTCAGACATTTACATATCTCCAAGTAAACACAGGAACCAGTGTAAGTATTCCAGCATACATTGAAGGAAAGAACAGTGGTGCTGTAGGTTATGCCTTTACGTCTGCAAATAATTCTAATCAGTTAGTACTATATCAAACAAATGGTCAATTCCAGAAAGGTGAACAATTAGAAATCAATGGCGTTGATGTTTCTAGAACTATTACAAATGTTGAAGATTATGGTATTGATGATGTAAAACAAATTGTAGGAAATGATCCTACTAATTTTAAATTCAGTGCCGATCCAGTATTAAATTTGGGTCATTTGATTGCTCCTATTGCAACACAGTTCACTGTAAGTGCAAAGTCTGGTGGTGCATCTACAATTACTTCTCCTAGTGCAAACTTTGGTAGTGCTGGAATCAAAACTGGAGACATCATTCAATACAGTGTAGCTGGTAATAATGTTCCAACATTTAACCGTGTTACTGGTCAGAACTCTACAAGCATCACTCTTGAAGCAGTTTCTGATGTTGCAGATGTCAACTCAGGTTCTTTACCATCAGCTGACGTTAATGTAAATGATTTATTTAAGGTTACGTTGGAAGTTAAGAATAATTCTACTGCATTTTTATTCAGTGAATTAACTAGACCTAACGTTGCAAGTGTAGATACAAATGGTGCAAATCTTATATTCAGAAAGTCATATTCAATCACTGTTGCTAATAATGCATTTAGTGGAACATTAGAAACAGATGCTGACTTAAACTTAGAACCATTTGATGAAGAAGATTACAACTTATCATTCAAAACAACTGGTGTTGTAGAAAATCTAACAGATCAAAAACTTACAGTTAGTGGAAGAACAGTAACTCTATCTGGATTATCTGTTGCATCTGGTGCTGCAGTTTTAACAGTTACTTGGAAGAAAGTAAATGTAAAACCAAAATCAAAAATATTAAACAGAGCTACAACTTATACAATTAACAAGTCCGCAAAAACCCAGTCAGGCACTGGATTAATGAAGTTAAATGACGGACTAACTTATGATGGAGTCTATGGTAATCGAGTACAAGACAAGAGAATATCATTAGGCGTTTGTGATGTTGCTTATGTTCTTGCCATCTTAGAATCTTCAACTACTGATGATCCTCAGTTACCTATTCTCCAACTTACTGGTTTGAACACAAATATTCTTAACGCTTTACAGGGTGAGAATATAGTTGGTAAAAACTCTGGTGCATCTGCTGTATTTGTATCTACAAATGGATCTAACGAAGTTAACTTTGTTTATCAAAATGAAAATACATTTGAAGTTGGTGAAGAAGTTACTTTTGAAGAAACAAATGTACAGGGTGTAGTTCAGACATTTATTCCTGGCGACAAAGATATTCAGAATGACTTTGAGTTTGATCCTGGCCAAGAATTAGATTATGTTGACTTCTCTTATCTTGTTAGAAGACAGGGAACAGAAGCTCCTACAAGAAGAATTACTGTCATTTACAATAACTATGTAATTGATGCTTCAGATCCAGGCGATTTTGTGACTGTGAACTCATATGACTCTAAGTTATACAAAGATAGTTTACCCTCTGTTGCTGGAAGATATGCTTCTGATATTATTGATTTAAGACCAAGAGTAACCAGTGTTATTGCAAGTAGATCTCCTGGCGAGTTCTTTGCAAGACAATTTGAGTCTGGTACATCTTCTACATCACATATCATTGCACAAGACAAATCATTTAACATTTCATATGATTACTACCTTGGTAGAATAGACAAACTTTTCTTAAGTAAAGAAGGTCTTTTCTCTCTACTAAAGGGAGCACCAGCAATTTATCCAAAACTACCAAACACTATAGACAATGCATTGGAAGTGGCTACTATTGAGATGCCACCTTATGTTTACAATACTGATGATGTTAAATTAACTATTGCTAAACATAAACGATTCCGAATGAAGGATATCGCTACGATTGAGAATAGAGTTAAGAACATTGAATACTACACATCATTATCTCTACTTGAGGTAGAGACAACTAACATGTCTCTTCGTGATCCACAGACTAATCTTGATAGATTCAAGTCTGGGTTCTTTGTGGATAACTTTAAATCAGTAACTTCTGGTGATGTTACAAACAGATCATTTAAGGCATCTATTGATTCTACTGAGGGAAGATTAAGACCACAACACTATACGACTTCTATCGATCTATTACTTGGATCAGAAGCTATCGTTGGTGCTGCGACATCATCCAATCCATCAGCAGATTACAGATTTGCAGGCGACTTAGGAGACTCTAACGTTAGAAGAGTTGGTGATGTTGTATGTTTGAATTATGATGATAATATTTTCCTAGAAAATAAATTTGCTACTAGAATTGTCAATGTAAACCCATTTGCTGTTGTAAACTGGATTGGACAGGTAGAATTAAACCCTGCTACTGATACATGGATTGAAACCAGAAGAACTGCAGCAACATATGACATTGAGGGAAGCTTTGAATCAATGATGGGAATGACTGGCGCTGATAGTAATACTGGTCTTTCACCTATTGATTGGGGTGGTTGGGAAACAACATGGACAGGAAAGAGCACTACTTTAGGGCCTCAAACGAGAATGGATGTATCATCAGAAGTTCTCAGTAGAACAGTTCAACATCATGGCCCATTTGTAGGCCCTCGTAGAGGTGGTATTCCAATCACTACAACTACACAACTCTTGGAGAGAAGAGATGTATTCAGAACTGAAACTACAGTTACTAGAAGCAATCAGACTAGAGAGGGTATTCAATTTAGAGTTGGTGAGAGGTTTGATACTACAAGTTTAGGTGACAAGGTTGTAAACACCGAAGTTGTCGCTACAATGCGATCAAGAAATATTGAGTTTGTATGTAGAAGACTTAAGCCAAATAC